GTAAAGTATCATATTCAAGTCCTCCTTGTTACGATCCGCCCCAGCGCCGTGCTTACAAAATAGCGCATGGCGTCCATAGCGTGGTCGTCCTGTTTGACCGGCTCATCCCGGCCTGCCTGAGCCGCTTTGTCATACCAACGGTAGGCGTAAAACTCTGCAATGGTGCGGGTGCAGTCCTTGCAAAACAGCAGATCCGCCCGCTGCAATAGCGTACATACGGTACGGATTCCATCCAGCACCGCGTTATCCGCCTTTAACACCTTTAGCCCCCGCCTTTGCAGCTCTGTAATGAAAGAGGCCGCCGAAGGGTCAACCACTACGCAGGTATAGGGCGTATCGCCGATAAAGGCCATCATCTCGTCCGCATACTCTGCGTCCGTCCTTTGTTTATGGTTCTCTCGCCCGGAATAGTAATACTCCTTGGTGCATAGCCATTTGCCGTGGTATTTGCGCCACATCAGGAACACCGTAGGGTTTAGCGTACCGTAGTCCACACTGATATAGGCAGGACCTTGCAGTTCGTTATCCGGCGGCAGCGGAATACAGTGCCGACTTTCGTCAAACATATCGTAGATCAGGCCCTCTGCCACTTTCCATTCGCCCAGAATGTACCGGGCATAAAAAACGCCCGCATACATCGTTCTGTACCGGGCTTTAACCTCCTCTGTCAAGGACAAATTATCGTCCATCGTAAAGTGGAGGTAGAGTATTCGCTTTTCTTGCCGCTTCTCCGGCAGGATCCATTCTTCATAAAACCAGTGATGTGGGTTATCCGGGTTGCAGTTGAACCAGAATTTTGCACCACTGACAGAGCACCGGGCGGTGGCCTGCTGTACAAAGGACTGGGGCATTAAAGCCACCTCGTCAAAGAACACACCGGCCAAAGTCATACCCTGGATCAGATCCTGGCTGCTTTCGTCCTTGCCCCCGAAAATGTAAAATGCGTTTTCCGTACCACCCCGCGTCACCACAAGCACATTGTCGCTACGGCTGTATTTTACCTGATACCCGCGACTTTGCAGCATTGCAGGCAGAAAAGAAAGCACATTCCGGCGAAAGGAGCTGATCGTCTTACCGCACATGGCAAAATTCATGCCGCTGTAGGTACTCATAGCCCACAGAATATAGCTAAGCGCCATACTCACCGTCTTACCGGATCGTATAGCGCCGTCTGCAATTATTCCGTTTTTGTCGCTCACAGGTGATGTTTTGCACCACCAGGTGAGCACCTGGAGCTGCTTGGCGGAGAATGGCTGAAAATGAAAGGTGCTTATTCTTCCCATGCCTGTTCACCCGCTTTCTGCTCCAAGGCCTCCAGAAAGCCATCGTCCGTCTGCTCATCTTCATGCCCTCGGGCCAATTCAAAGTGACGCAGAAGCTCTGCCAGGGCTTTCACCCGATCAGAGGTATTCGGCGGCTTTGCCGTCTCTGCAAACCCGATGGAGCACAGTGCGTTCAGCACATCCGTTGCGGTGAAATCCAACTTGTCCAGCTTTCGCTTTTCCAGCTCAGCGATAAATTTTTTTACCTTATCATTTCTTAGCAATCGGCTTGCTTGGCTTTCTGCGCTCCCGGGTGCCTTACAATTCGGGTAAGCAGCCTGGTAAGACCGTTTCCCGTTATGGTCGAGCACATATTCATAACAGAACAGCCTTTGTTTAGGTGTTAAGGTCTCTTTACCCACGCTGCTCACCTCCTTTGTAATAATTGCGGATTATATGCTGTTATTTTTTCTGTCTGCTATTTGGGAAAAATTCATCCAGTATTTCGAGCCGAATTCTATTTTTGCGGGCTGCTTTCTCGAGACGCAACTGATGAACCCGTATAATTGTTATTGCTATTGCTGAAGCAACTACAACCACGCCGAATATCTCAATATGACTATTCTGAATGTCACTCATCTTCTGTTGTATCTTTTGAATTATTTCAGCATGATTTGAATATTCTTCGAGCAATGTTTGAAACCAATCTTTGAGGATTTCGTAAATCTTACTTTGAAAGACTGCAAACCACGAAAATATCATCGATATTACAGAAATCGTCAAAGGAGTAGTGTTTATCGCGGTTTTCTCTTCGGCCTCTGCTAAAATGCGTTCGCGTCGGCGTTCCGCCGGAGAAAGGTTAGTCAGTTCCATCTTGATCTTTTCATACTCTCGAACTTTACGATTTTTCCGTTTCTTCTTCTGCTGCTTGCCTAAAGGTTTTTTAGAGCGTTTACACATGTATTTGTTTTCCCCCCTTTCTGCTCACCATAATTATAGCACATCTGAAAATGGGCCTCGTAGTAACCGCATTTAAGAAAGGAAAAGCACAAAAGCAAAAGCCAAAGAGCGCACCGTTTGGAGCGCTCTTTCAATCTGTTTGGCAGTTTATACTATAACACAGACGGCAACCTGCATACTATAACATCAACATGCATTGCATAGTGGTTTTTTATTTTTCACATTCCAGCATATCCAGGGACTGCGGGTGAATGCGAGAGACCAGGTGATTGTATGTAATATCTTCGTCTACGGCAATCTTCTCAAAAGTGTCACCGTTCAAATACCGCCGACGCAACACACGCCGGTGCAATGGGCTGCGTACCTGCTCAATAGCAGTCTCAATTTCTGCCCGCTGCAACAGAGCAAGCCGGACTTGTTGGTCCAGCTTCTCTTTCAGTTCTATAATGCGATCTACCGTCAAGGTAAAATCTGCCCGCTGCCCGCCTCCCGGCGTGGGAGAGAGGGAAGCCGTGATCTTTTGCGCCCGGCTGTTCAGTTCTTCGATCTCCTGTTGTGTAATCTCAACCTCCGCCCAGCACTCCCGATAGCGTTGCAGCCATTCCTTCTTTTCGTTGTTCGTCATTTTTCCTCCTGCTTTTTATTCCGCTCATTTCTTAAAGTTCGGACCAAAGCCGATCACGCCGAAAAATGCAACAATGACCGCCCCGGCCACAAGAATGATTTGTGCTGCTATACACATCCTGCTCACCTCCCTGTACTCCCGAAACCGACGGCGCCGCGTTCTGTTTCTGCCAGCTTGTCCAGTTGGATGTTCATTCTTTCACCTCTTGAACATCAATTAGCACAGATTTTAAGTTTACCCAAATCGGGCAGGTGCCACATTGCGGCACCTCTCATTTGGACAACACCGAGCTGAACTTCTGCGGACGGCTCAAACTGGGCAAGGTAGCCTTGCAGGTCTGCCACCTTGAGCGTTTCTGTTCTTTTCTTATTCCACAGGTGCTTTCTAATCATTTTCATGCTTGTCGCTCCTCATCGTATGCTATTTCCGTACAGTACCTTGCCAGTTCATCATGAAGCGACTGTGGAATTTGCGTTGACAGTTCTATGATCTGTGTCTTTGGCTTACATTTGGTGCACCACTCTTCCATGTGGTCATGGTTCATTCCCATTAGGGCGTATGGGCCGTAAACGGTCATGCGGCGAAAACACACATCGCAGTGGTAACATTGCTCGCAGGTCATTGTGCCACCTCCAAATTCTTTGCAGTCGACTGCAAAACGGAAATAACGGCGGCGGAGAGCTTGGCAGACAGATGGTGGATGCACTTCGTATTTTTGCCATCTGTGTAATGCCGTATCTCTGGAATAAATTTATTGTGAGCTATTATGAAACGATAGAGGAAACAGCCATAGCAAGCTTCGTTACCTTCCTTGAAAATGCGGTTGTGGTTCTGCCTGCGACCTTTGCCGGAATTCTGATCTGGAAGCAGATTGACGGGATCGGTATTGATGGAATTGCCATAGGATTTGTTTCCACAGAGCTCATTACGGTGATCGCAGCATGGATCTTCAGAAAGATCAAACACAAGAACTCCAGCTTTTATATTGTTCCTGACCAAAATCCCGGAACCAATCTGGATTTTTCCATTAAAAGCACTATGGAGGAGGCACAGGCTGTTCCTGTAAAGATCATGGAGTTCTGCAAGGAAAATGGAGTGTCTGGAAATAAAGCCAATCTGGCAGCGGTATGTGCCGAGGAGATGACCGTAAATATCATCAAATTTGGTGGGAAAACCTCCAACTGGATCGATATCAATCTCTGTCTGGAGGATGATCTGTGCAGACTGAGGATCAGGGATAACGGAGTTAACTTTAATC